GTGAAGGGCGCATTCAAGGATCCCGAAAAGGGCGGTTGGTTTGCGCATTTCCTAAACTATGGCGGCCTCATTGGCGGAAACAAACGCGATGGTGGCGGTTCACAATATAAGGGCGCAAACAAGGGATTTGCGGACCGCGCAAAGGCGCAAACAATTTCGCAGGTCGTGGCCTATTTCACGCACAATGCGAAATTGTACATTGAAAAAACATTCAATCGTGTGTTGTCATGATTGGTAAGGTCATCAAATATAAGTTCGACACGGACACGAATTTGAATTCGTTGTTTGATGGTCGTGTGTTCCCGGTGATTGGGGCGCAACGGCAAACGTCCCCGTTTGCCATTTATGAGGTTGTGAACGTCACAACATCAATGTCAAAGGATAGCGATTCACACGTCGATGACGTATTGGTACGAATCACATTGATTTCGACGAAATATTCCGATGTGCAAGATGCCATTGGATATGTACGAACCGCGTTCGTCCGCATGAATGAAACCATCCGCGGGGTGGTTGTTCAATCGTGCAAATATGACGGCGAACGCGATTTGTTTTCGGAGGACGAACGTACCTTCGGATCGCAGGTCGATTTGACGTTTCGAGTAATTAAATCCTAAATAAAATGAAAGAGGTCAAACTTGGTAAGGATTGGGAAATCATGAACAATCGCGTTGTTCGGGCAGGTTCACGCGTAATGGTTCCCGAACATATTGCCAAACAATTGGAGGAACACGGGTTCCTTCAAATTAAATCCGAATCTAAAATTAAACAATAATCATGGCGGCATCAACAAGCATCATGAACGCAACCGATGTGCTGATTCAATTCAGCACCGACGGCGTTACTTACGACGAGGTAGGTCGTTGCACAAGTGCCTCGCTTTCCGTTTCAATGGAAACGCGCGACACCAGTAACAAGGACTCTGCCGGTTGGCGCGAATTGTTGGAAGGTCAAAAATCATGGTCCCTTTCGGGCGATGGTTTGGTGACTTACAACATCACAAGCGCAAAGGGGTATTCCGATTTGTGGGCGTATCTAACCGGTCGCACCAAATTGTATGTGAAATTCGGCTCCACCACTACCGATGAAAAGTACTATTCCGGTCAAGGTTACTTGACCAGTTTGGACCAAGAGGCGGGAATGGAGGACAACGTTTCAATGTCTTTCAGTTTTGAAGGCACGGGCGCGTTGGCTGAATCAACAAACTAATGCGTAAATTTGTGGGGGCGGTAATAACGCCGCCCCCCTTATTTTTTTTCTATGGTTGAATTTATTGAGATAAACGGCAAAAAATATCCCGTCCGATTCGGGTTCAATGCATTGCGTGAATTCACGGCAATCACCGGAACCACATTGGCGGGTTTGCAAAACCTGCAAAACAACATCACATTGGATCACGCAATCAAATTGGTTTGGTGTGGTTTTAAGGATGGCGCACGGAAGGAAAAAATGCCCTTTAGTTTATCCGTTGATGACATCGGCGATTTTTTGGATGATGACAATAGCATTTTGGAAAAGGCGTTTGAAACATTCAACAAACAATTTTCAAGCGAAGAAAAAAAGTAGATGACCAACGCGGTGGCGGCCGCGATTCCGAACCACCAACGTGGGACACATTGGAATCGTACGCGTTCGGTCAAATGGGTTTGAGGCCGTCGGATTTTTACGATATGACCCCGCGGGAATTTCAAAATATGTCCAACGGGTATTCGGAAAAGTTAGAAAGGCAATACCGCGGCGACTGGGAACGCGCCCGGTGGATTGCATCGGTGACGATTGCGCCACATACGAAAAAGCGCATCAAGCCAAAGGATTTGATGACGTTCCCGTGGGAAATGAAAAAACAAGCACCGAAACGCGTATGGTCGCGCGGGGAGGTTTTAGACGCAATAAATAAAAAATTCGGCGGCAAATGAATCTTTCGTCAATCAACCTTCGGTTTTTCGCGAACATCGCCCCATTGCTTGGGGGGTTGAATAAGGCGGAACGCGCAATGGATCGGACCGGTCGCAAAATGGAATCGATTGGTCGAAACCTTTCGAAATCCATCACCGCACCAATGGTTGCGTTGGGTGCCGTATCAATTAACACATTCCAAGGTTTCGAATTGGAGATGGCCAAGGTCAAGGCCATTTCGGGCGCAACGGCCGACGAGTTCATGAAATTGAAGGCGAACGCCGAGAAACTGGGCGCGTCAACTATATTTTCGGCCAAGGAGGTTGCGGGATTGCAAGTCGAATTTGCCAAATTAGGTTTCACGGCAAGCGAGATTGACAAGGTTACGGAATCGACATTGTATTTGGCGCAGGCGGCACAAACGGATTTGGCACGGGCGGCGGAGGTTGCGGGTGCCACATTGCGTGCGTTTGGTTTGAATGCATCCGAAACCGGCCGCGTCACCGACGTCATGGCGAAATCATTTTCAACGTCCGCATTGGACATGGAAAAGTTTGCCGAATCGATGAAATACGTCGCGCCGGTTGCGAATTCGGCGAACATGTCCATCGAGGAAACGACGGCAATGTTGGCGGTAATGGCCAACGCGGGCATCAAGGGTTCGCAGGCGGGAACGTCATTGCGTCGTATCATTTCGGAATTGGGCGCGGGTTCGGAACCCGTTACCGAGAAAATCAAACAATTGGCAAACGCGGGCATTGGTTTGGCCGACGCAAAGGACGAGGTTGGTCGATCGGCGCAATCCGCATTGTTGGTTTTGTCAAAGGGTATTGACCAAGTGGACCCGTTGACGAAATCATTTGAACAATCGGGCGGTGCGGCAAAGGCGATGGCCAAGATGATGGACGATACGTTGTTCGGTTCAATGAAGGCATTGCAATCGGCGACGGAGGGTGCGTTGATTCAAATCGGCGAAATCATGTCCGTCGGATTCCGACCATTGGTTGGGGCGGTGACATCAGTCGTCACGGCGTTCAACAATATGAACCCGAACATCAAGAAATTTGCGATTGGTTTGGGTATCGCATTGGCGACAATCGGTCCGATGATTTTGGGCATTGGTTCAATCACCCGTGCGTATGTTGCATTCAAAACCATTTTGATGGCGACAAATCCGTTGTTGTTGGCATTCACGGCAACGGCGGGAATCATTGGTGGATTGTTGTTCATGCAATCGTCCGCATTGGATGACAACACGAAAATGTTGATCAAGAATCGTTCGGAGGCGAACGTATTGTTGGAAACATTGAAACGCGAGAACATTTCGCAGGAAACGCGCAATGCGTTGATCGACAAATTCAACACCAAATTTGGTTCCTACATTGGGAATTTGAGTAAGGAAAAAACGGCGGTCGAGGATATTGCGAAGGCGCAGGAGGAATTGAACAAACAATTCACGCAGAAAATAAAATTGGCGGGCGTCGAAAAGGTATTGAACGAACGCATGGAGGACGCCGCCGAATTGTCCGCCGACATTTTATTGTTGGAGGAACGACGGACGGAGCAATTGGATCGTTTGCGTCGTTTGGAACGCGCCGGTGGCGACACCTACGACGACGAATTGATTTTGCGTCGTGCGATTGACCAAACCAATAGTTCGATTGAAAACAAAACGCGGTCCCTTGAAAGGTTAACAAAATCCACGGCCGACTTGCAGGCGAAGATGGAGGCGTTGATTCCGCCATTGGAGGAGGTCGGCGACGAACCCAAATCACCAACCGGTGTCGAGGGATTGGGTGAGGATGCGGATGATGCGACAAAGAAGGTTCGCACCCTAAACGATGAGGTCGAACGACTTGCGGCATTGGAACGTCAGTTCATGACGGAAATGGCCAAATCTGCCGACAAAACATTAAAAAATAGCATCGAACCCCTTGCCCTTGGTTTGGAGGAAATAACGTGGGAGGATTATGAGGACCCCCCCGTGTTTGAAAAATTACCGAAGGGGTTTGCGAATATGCAGATTGCCGCGATGCAAATGTCGGATGCAATTTCCGGGGCGATGAACCGAATGGCCGTCGATACCATTGTCGGCATGTCCGAAATGATTGGCGCAATGGCGGCGGGGCAAGCGACGATGGCGGATTTGGGTTCATTCGTTATGGGATCATTCGCGGGGTTGTTGTCGACGTTGGGTCAAATATTGGTCGAATACGGCGCGGGATTGTTGGCATTGCAAATGGCGACGATTTCATTGAACCCCTACGTTGCATTGGCCGCGGGTGCCGCTTTGTTGGCCATTGGTGCGGGCGTTAAGGCAAAATTGCAAGCGGCGTCGGAATCAAACATCCCGATGATGGCCGAGGGCGGTATTGTTACGGGACCAACGTTGGCGATGATTGGCGAGGGCCGCGGACCGGAGGCGGTGATCCCGTTGGACAAACTGGATGGATTCATGAACGGCGGCGGCGCGCAAAATATAAATGTCACGGGACGCATTCAAGGTTCCGACATCCTATTGTCACAAGAACGCGCAACACGCGAACGTTCACGATACCGCGGATATTAAAATGGCGATACGTTTCAAATCCGAATTCACGTCCGACAACGGCGATTCGTACAAAATTGAAATCCACGATTCCGCATGGTTGGGTGCGACGTATGATTTCAAAGTCGATTCCCGCGGTTTTGAACTGGAATACACCGGCGAAACCGATGACATCGTTTCACCGATTATCGGTTCGAAATTGTGCATTGGTGCCTATTCTAACGACGGGCAATTTGAAACATTCATTCAATCGTTAAAGGGGTACCAAGAGAACCGATTTCGTGTTGTCGTGTACCGCGAAACAACGCAAAACGCCGTTGACGATTTCACGGCACGCGTGTTGGCGGACGGCGGAACGATTGAGGCGGCCGGATGCGTTCGCGATGCGGTCGTTGAATTGTTGCAGGGTGAACGATATTTTGACAATTCACCGATTCAAGTCGCAACGGGACAATTCACCGCCCGCGTTTTAGCGGACGGCGGAACCATCGAATCGCCGTCATGTTTGACGACGGACGTCACCGCATTGTTGGGATTGACGTCGGGCATTGTTTACCGATTATTTTGGGCGGGTTGGATCGTGCAAGACCTTATAACGATTGAGGACGCGTCGCAACCCTATATTTATGAAATCACCGCGACCGACGGATTGAATCGGTTGAATGGTATCGATTACGATTCCGCGAACGACATCACGCAAAATGATTTCGGATTGACGCGCGTGACGGACGTCATCATCAATGCGTTGACCGATACCGGTTTGACCGATTTGTGGACATCAACCGACGCGTTTTTGGAAACATCGGTTGATTGGTGGGAATCAAATCAAACGTATTCGACAACGGACGACACGTTGTATTTGACGGCAATTGATGCGGGATTGTTCACGTCGTATGACGACGACGGCAACATCATTCGCACGACGGATTTCGAGGTATTGCGTCAATTGGCGACGTTGTACAACGCGCGTTTGTTTTTGTCGAACGGGCGGTTTGTGTTTGAGCAAATCGGGAACCGCGCAACGGCGACACGTTATGCGGTGCAGTACGACACGACGGGCGAGGAATTCGCAACCCTAACCATTGCCGATGACATCCCGTTGAACCAAACGTTGTTCGGCGCACGATTGGCGGGCAACCAATGGAATTTCCTTCCGGCATTGAAAAAGGTGTCGTTGACCTATGCGCAACGATTCCTTTCCCCATGGTTCGGGGCATTCAAATACACCGCCGGAAATTCAACGTTCAACGTCGGATTTGTGTCGGGCGGATCGGGCATTCAATTGGCATTGTACGGACCCGTCACCTACACAATCAAAACAACGGCCCCGACGTCGAACGACATTTTCGCGTTGACCGCCGTGTACCGCGCGCAAATACGCATTTCCGATTCATCGAATCCGGGAACGTATTATTATTTCAACCGCGCGTTCAACGGATATTTGGCAACGACGGCATTCGGCACACCCGCGTGGTCAACGACACCGGGGTATTATTATTTTGACCACGTTGCCCAATCGGTTGGTGATGGCGAGGCGTTACTTTATGACATCATCACGATCACAACAACGGATTTGCCCGTCACGGGTTCCGTTCGTGTGACGTTGGAATTGTACAACAAATACAACGTTCAGTCCGGCGCGGTGTATTCATTGAATGGTTCGCAAGTGGAATCGTGGAATGCCGTCATCGCATTTTCACGGGTCGACGACGGGCAGGAACCCGCATCGGGTGTTGTCTATTCCGCGAACAATTCATCGGCATTGGTGTCGTCGAATTTGTCATTGGATTTGGGCGAAATCATTATTGCCGACGGCGCAACACAAACGGGTGATTTGGTCGTGTGGAACGGGTCCGCATGGGTCGCCGCGTCACAATGGGCGAAGGGGTCCACGGCGGGCGGTTCATCCATTTTGAAACTATTGACGTCGGAAACATTGGCATTGCACGCCGTACCGATTCAACGATACGATGGCGCGGTATTGACGGCGGGATTGTTTGAACAACGATTGACGTTCGACGGCATTGCATATTTGCGCATGAACGGAACGTTCACGGCAAACGTTGACCAATGGTCCGGAACATTGTTCGCGATTCAGCGCACCCGAACAAACGTTTCGGAATTGCCGGAATTACCAGTCGACCGCACACCATTGGTTGGCCGTTCGAATGGCGCATTGCCGACGGGCGGTTTGAATGAATTGAACGCGGGCAAGGTTGCGGGCATGACGTTGGACGTCGCGAATCAAAAGATGGGACCATATCAGCAGGTCGCAACGGGTGGCAAGGTGAACGGAACATTGCAGGCAACGG